ATACGCCTATTGTATCACATAGCTCTTCATTTGTCATAGCAACAGATGTTTCATGTAAAACATATCTACGAAGTATCTCCCAAGCACACAATCTGTCTACTTGTTCTTTACACCACTCGCGGTTGAGAGTGATGTCACACTCCTTTTCTGACGTATCTGTAACTTGTTCCACTGACATCTTCGATTGCTTCAAAGGTTACCTTTTTACCAACTAGTTTACCTTGCCACTTTCGTGGGATAAGCATAGGCACTTTTTTACCCATTTCTGCGTTGTGAACATAGTTAAACTTTGGATTAGGACATTCAGTCAAAACCATACCTGTGTAATGCTTAGGTATGATCTCCTCTATCATAAATGAATCCTCAAGGATGGCTGTGCCTTCCTCAGTTACCCAAGTGTTTCTACCTCTTCCTGTTAGTGAACCCTCTGGAAGCTTTTCTACAGCTATACGCATAGCCTCATCAAAGTCTACCTCTTGTTCCTCTGCTATTTTTACTAGTTTCTTTTTAGGCATTAATACCCTCCTTCTGATCTTCTTGTTGTTGTCATTGAGGTATCAGAAACGTAGTCTGGTCCATATCCGTCATTTATCATCCGTAAATAACGTAGAAGGTCAATCCAGTCCTTCAATGGTTCGTCTACTTTTCCTCTGTGTCCCCAGTTAATTAAACTTTGTATTAAATTACCGCACGACGAGTGTATCTTCAATATGGGTCTGTTGGCATCATCTAGCTCCACGTCCGGGTTGTAGCGCATCCATTCGTCTAGCCCAGATAGTCCTGTTTCAATGTCTGAGCCGCTAGATGGAATGAAATACATACCCCTAACCGCAAAGCTCTCAAACAGGTCTGTGTTGTTCTCGTTCTCTCTGGCAAAGAAACGGGAGTCACCTATACGTTCATACACCTCTACGCCCAGATCACTTTCTATGTCTAAGAACTCATCTATGTAAGCCTGGACATCATAACCCAGTTTCTTAGCTGCTGGACCAAACCTCCACTTGGGATCACCGGACAATGCCCACTCTCCGTAACTATCTCTGTCTGGCCACTCACGCAGTATGGTAATAAATCCATTCTTGTCTACAGCAGCCCATATAGCCACATAGTTCCTAGCACCCGCAGGGTCAACAATCTGATACACGGTGTGTGTGTCCTGCGTAATCTTGGGCATTTCGTTTGTTACATGGACATTGGTATTAAAATATGGGAACAGCGTAGTCATTGACTTAACTGGCACTCCATATGCACGGGTAAGTATCTCCTCCTTTGGTCTGCCCTGCAAGTCCTTAGCTATCCGATCATAGCCACCGAAGGGATTCTCATCTGTGTGCAGATAGACAATGCCAGCATCCCTATTGACACTATACTGCTTTACGGGGACAGGCTCATCTAGCAACTCTGCGTGTTTAGTCTCTAAAATCTCTGCATCTCTTAGGTAGTCAGCAATGAGCTCTGTGTAGCCATCGATAGGGGTAAACCCTGTGACTAGCCTAGAGTCCCTAGTAGCCAGACGAAAACGTTGTGTGTTGATCAGCGTAGAGTCCCCTAGATACTCATCGTTACCAATGCCCACATTCTCTGGGTGGTTGCCTAGATTGGGAAACCCAAACTCAAAACCCTCCAAGATAGTATGGTTATTACTAAACTGCGTGTAGGTCTTGAAGTCTACGCGAGTCCTAGTATCTGGAAAGATAAACGATTGCCCGGTAAAACCATTCTGCATAGAGTAGTTAATGTAGCCCTCAATGCCCTTGGTCTTGCGTTTGAACTCCTTGGGCATAAACTCCCATATGGCAGCCTGTTGAACCTTTACGGATGTATCAGCATTCTGCGAGAACAATACCACGTGTCCATCCATGTGCTTAGTAATAGACTCCATAAATATCTTAGCCATACCCGTAGTCTTCGCACCACGGTTACCACCAAGAACCAGGACCTCGTTATACTGAGACAAAGCCCACCTAATCCTATCCCAACTAACCAGGTTTACTCCATGACGCAGGGGATCATCTATGGTGAGCTTGATAGCATCCTCCCTTGCCTTCCATACGTCGTAGACGGCTTGCGCCCCCTTTGAGTCTAAGAGAGCCTTTAGTCGCCTCTTGTCAGGCGTGGGTATTGTTGGGTGTCTAGTCCACTGCATCGTCTTCTAAATCATCTGGGTCGTTTTCAAACTCCCACTCAATCTCTATATTGTCGTCACTAATCTCTAGTTGCATCTCACGCAAAAGCATTCTTCCTGCTGGCAGATGGTTGTAGTCATAAAATAGTTCACCCTGCTCATTCATCACGATAAAGCAGTAGTTCTCGAAATGCTCCCCCAGTATCCCACGAATCTGATCGTAGATGGGATCATAGCTTTCATCTATTAACGACTTAGCCATCCTCCTCTACATCTATTACCTCTGCCTCTGGCAGCGCATCTATAAGGCTCATAGCCTCCTCTGGTGTAGTTATATGCCTTACCTCTATCTTCTGCACATTGTTACCTGTCACATTATCAAAGGTTCTGTGCAGTTTTTCCTGTGCTACCGCTAGGTTAGCTAAGTCCTTGGTCTCTGCCTTCTTTATCTTCTCCTCTGCCTCAGCAGAGCCATCTAAATAACTAGCTGCTATCTTCTCGCCTATACTACTAATCTCATCTATGGTAGAGGCTAGCTGCATAGCCCTTTCCTGTCTAAACACCCTAGCCTCGTCGCAGGTCTTTACTATCCCATTGATACGCCTGGCTATGTAATGGTGCATATCCAACTCCTTCTTTACATCGTGCATACTGGAGCCGGCTAGGAACATAGAAGCTGCTGCAAGCCATCTCTGAGGGTTATTGTTAGCCAGACTATTCTTTGCCGTTCTCTCCTGCTCCATGGCAAGCATAGGGGCAAGCGCATCCCGCATTCTATCCTTTAATTCTATGCTAGTCTCTTCGCTATCCATATCTGTCCCCATATCTATCCTCTAAACTACTTCTGTCTATCTTGGGTTCTACACCTATGTATGGCTCTTGCCCTAGTTTATATTGTACCCTACCATTAGCCAACTTCCTCTTACTTAAATAACCACAACTCTCTAATTCTCTCATACCACGTTGCACACTCTTAGTCTCCTCCTTGCTATCCATCGCTATCCTCTTAGCACTGAAGTCCCAGGTGGCTGGCTTAGACTTCATATACGCCCATATGCCCTTAGCCTTGAGACTCAAACGATCATCCCCCCATATACCTTCCCCATCCTCCATCAAGCTCCACGCAGGGTTATATCTCCACTCAACCCTATCTAGTAACGATTTCATACCCAAAGGTGTATATTGCACTTTAGGGTGTGTCAAACTTTAGACCCAAAGGTGCAAAACGCACCTCATAAGGATACCCTAAAAAACATAGCCCAATTAGATTACATTTTTTAAAGGGCAGTTTATGTATATATATACAACAGAGTGTGCGACAAACTGACCCCGCCCGCCCCTGTTTGCAAAAAAATGCTTTGCCGGGTCGCATTGCAAGCTTGCCGGCACGATTGCGGCGCATTCATGTAAGAAGTTTTCTTTTACAAGGCCGGGATATATTCCATTGACGCATTGCAAGACAAGGCCACCGGGAAAGCTTGCCATTGTATCAGTTGAAAAAAGTTTAAAAGAAGTATTGACGCATACATAAAAACAGTTTGTAACAGGGATTAGTTGAGCGCATTTGCTTAACATAAACCAATAAAGAAAATATATAAAAATGAAAATACTAAATAATATTAAGCATATTAAAAAGCCATTGCCTAATGAGCATAAGCTCAATGTTCGATATCGTCAAATGAGAGGTTGCTATCAAGTTTTTGCGGGGCGCACTTATTTAAGCGGCGCATCAGGCGAAACTATTGACGAAGCAATTAATCAATTGAAGTTTCTTTATATCTTTCCTTATGATCAGGAAATAGCAATTCGCTAATAATAACAACTAATAAAATAGAAAGTATATAAAATGAAAGCAAAATACCTAAAAAACGAATCATTACCTAAAGGCGAAACTTGGCAATTGGCTAATGGCTGGAAAGCGCACAAGTCTTTTACTTGGCAAGGCATTGCATTTGTTTCTAAACTTATATCACCGGACGGCAAAAAACACTGGCACTGTTCAAGTGGTTTAGATTTCCGGGAAAGCTATTCGGAAATGCCTGAAGTAATTGAAGTTTTCGAGAGTCTTGGCCAAATCGCCTTACCAGATTTTGCACAACCTTTTGTTGGCAAAGTAAAGGATTTTAATGACAAGCCAATAAGGAACCTAGTTGCCGTTTTCTTTAATGACTAATAAATAGAAAGTATAAAAATGAATCATTACAAGACAGAGCAAGGCAATTTATATTACATTGACGGCATTTTTGCTTTCATAAAAATAGGCGCGGCAAAGCTTACTTACTGGGAAAGCAAAGAGGAACTGGAAAATTGGGTAGATTCTCAATATTAAATAAAAAGAAAGTAATACAATGAATCGTATACAAGCAAACGAGATAGTAAACTCTATCGACTCACTCGAAACAATTAAGACGGCCTTGCAAGCTTGCATGGATCGAGACCCGGCAAGGATAGGCAAGACCGGCACTTGGCAATATCATGCAAAAAAGCTTTTATCTTGGCTAGATGGCGGCATGGAAAGCGCAACGCCTTATCGAGTCTTTCAGGCGCAAGGTAATAAGAAGTTACCATTTTATGCCTTTTCAAGTCTTGCGCTAGCTGACTGTCCGGGGAAAGGCGATTGCGTCAAATTCTGTTATTCTTTAAAGGCCTGGCGGTATCCGGCGGCATTCTTTAGGCAAGTGCAAAACAGTTTACTTTTACGCTTTCAAAATGAGACGGTTGCAAGTGCTTTTCATGCAATACCGGAAAGCAAAACAGTGCGCTTGTTTGTAGATGGTGATTTTAAAGACGTGGAAACCTTGCGCTTTTTTATGGATTTATGCAAGGCAAGGCCTGACTTGCGTTGCTATGGATACAGTAAAAGCTGGCATGAGTTTATCACATTAAATGCGACTGGCTACGAATGGCCTGACAATTATTTGACGAATGCAAGTTCCGGTTCCAAATGGCACAAGACTGGCATTGCAAACGCTTTCCTTGCCTTGCCAATAGTTCGCGGGCAGTTTGACGCGGTGCCAGTTGAAAAGCTATTCATTAAGCAAAAATCTTACCAGGGTAAAGATATGCCAGAATCAAATGCTTACCGCAAGGCAGTACGGGAAAAGCTAAAGGCATTGACCGGCAGCAAGAAAGTCTTTGCCTGTCCGGGTAATTGTGGAAACTGTTTGCCAAGTGGCGAGCATGCGTGCGGGTCCAAGTCATTTGATCAAATCACAATTGGCATTGGAGTTCATTAAGATGGAAAACCAATTGATAGACGATATCTTGCGCCATCTAAATGAGTTTGAAAAGACTGGCGATTGGTTTTACTTTAGTCTTGCGCTCGATGCGCTGGATGATCTAAAAAAGGAAATAGAAAACAACTAACAACAATAAAATAGAAAGTAATAATAATGAGTAACGAAGAAAAACAACTGAGAGAAAAACTAGCAAAGACAATTGAGAATAGGCCTGACAGTCAACGGGTAAAGGATAGCTTCTTAATTTTCGTAGAAAACGCGCCGGTATCAATGTTATGCGATTTTGATACATGGTGCATGCGATAAAATAGAAAGTAATAATAATGAGTAAGAAAGTAACAAATAAAAACGAGCGAGCACGCGCAATGCTAGCAAAGTTTAAAGAAAAAGAATTGTTTCGTGCCGCAGTAGAGGCCGGCAAGCTTCAGTTTGTAGTCGTGGACGGAAAGGCCAAGTCATGAAAAAAGAATTTATTATTTGGGGCATACCACCGAATCACGAAAGCGAGACAATCCTTGTCAGCGAGAAGGCAAACATTAAAACCATGCGACAGGCTAAAGAGGCCGTTGAACTGCTAGCCAGTAAACACGGTTGCAAGGCGTGCCGCGTGCAAGTTATTGACTTTAGCGAGCCGCTTGCATGGGATAGCCGGGCAATGGTAAACGTATAAAAATAGAAAGCAATGGAATGAAAAAGACAAAGCACATCGCAACCGAGCACAAGCTCGTAAAAAGTGAGAAAGAATTTGAGGCGGCAGCAATATTATTTGCTTGCATGGTAGGTGCCGGCATAATGGTCTTGCTAGCCCTTGCAATGAGATAGCACCCTCAGTCCTTGCACAAGGAATTAACACTCAGAAGACCTACAAGGGCTTGCAATATCAATCTAAGGGTAAGACCCTTGCAAACAATCAAAGAGCCTTCTAGGGGCATTAGAAGCCCTTAGAGGGCGCATTACGTCAAACATGGTAGAACTCATAGATACATCGGAAACCAGGGCTAGCGCAGTTAGGTGCATGGAAAGCTTTAAGGATAAAATAGAGATGCTAATGAAGGCCGGGGACATACTCGACCATTGCACAAGCGGCAGATCGACCAGAGAAGAGACCGCCAAAGCAAGAGCGCGGTCGCTAAAGATTTGGAAAGAAACAGGTTGCAATATATCGCAAGCCGCGGAGCAAGGCGGTGCAGATAGGGGAAGTTTTCGTAGGTGGCTAATCAAAGAGGGTTACCATACCGCAAAGACTAAGTGAGTTGCTACAGAATTTCATATACCAGGCGGGACATGCCCAAGACTTGCGAGGCTATAAAGCACGCCCATACGGGGGAGGAGGCACTAAAGCATTTAGCTACGGGTAGCAGTAAGAAAGGTTACAAGCTCAAACGTAGCGGAGTAGCCATTGAATTATTAAATATAAAAAAGGTTGACCTATAGTGTATAATACTTATCAGTTTTTTAAATCGCCTTGTGCGATACCGTGTCTAGACGGCTTGTTCAGTTCTCTAAAACCGCTTGTATACAGGCAATTTTGGGCTTCTCCTTACTAGACTAGGGAGGAGTCTTTTTTTTACAGTATATCGGAGCAAGCGGCCTCACAGGTTAGCCCAAGTCTGAGTAAGTGGTTGCATAGCTTGACCGAAACCCGGCTATGCATAAAAGGTTTGCAGTAATGCAGGAACGGCCACGGCTAGCGTAATACAGGGCTTACCACGCGCGACGATCCGAGGCACTATTGAAGGCGGGAACACTCATAATTTGAGGCTCTAGCAAGGCATAGGTTTGACCAGTAAATGGGGAACCTATGTCTAACGAGAAGCAACTCTAATTTGAACGAGGCTGAAAAAAGCATTGACCCAGTAATTAATTCACATGATAAAACTATCACATGAATAAGAAAACTGATAAGAAAACTGCCCTGCTAGATGTGGAGATAATTCTGTATAGACACGCCGCCAAAGCAGAAGCTGAAGGAACAAACCTTCTCACATTAAAATCAATGTGTAGGCAAGCTATTGATCAATGTGTCATGGGATGCAAGGCATCGGAGTTTTACCTCGTAGTATCAGGTCGTAATAACTTTCGTAAGACACTCTATCCCAAGTATAAAGGTAACAGGGGAGAAAAGCCGCCATTGTATACTCCATTGAGCAAGGCCATGAAAGAGATGTATGCAGACAGGTGGTATCAGCATGACCAGTTAGAAGCTGATGATTTACTAGGCATAATATCTACCAATGGAAAGGTAGAGAAGCCTATTATATGTAGCATAGATAAGGATATGTTGTCTGTTCCCGGGTGGCACTACAACTGGGATAAGGATGACTGGCCTACCTACGTGAGCCAAGAGGAAGCTGACCACAACTGGCTAGTGCAACTACTCATGGGAGATAGCACCGATTGCATCGAGGGCATGAAAGGCATTGGCAAGGTAAAGGCAGAGAAACTTATTAAGAAATATAAGAACCCAGAGCTTAGTGTTCCAGAGCAAGCCAAATATATTTATGAGAAGGAAGGTTTTTCTCTTGACCAGTATTGCGCCTGTTTGAATACTGTGACCATCTGGAGGAAACCTTTACCAGAAGCACTCTTAGATAACGAACTAATCACAGAAATAGTAAAAACCATACCAACACTAGAATAACATGGATATAAAACAAGATAACATCGAGCGCATACAAACGCGCATAGATATGATACGCCAAGAGTCACGCGCTCTTTCCTACCGCATTGAGAGAATGACTGAGCAGCGCAAGGCTCTGTCGCAGGAGAAGAATGATCTCAAGGACAAACTGGAGGTCGTCAGTGCGATACCTGCCAAAGAACTTATTGAGGGAACCAGAGAAGCCCTTGATGGTTTAACAATCAGGGCGTAGGCTACGCATGAGATGCGACAAACATAGGTTCGGCAAGATATACGCCATCGCTTGCGGCTCATACGTCAAAGTAGGGATGACATACGATTCAGTAAAGGAACGCATGAAATCCTTACAGACAGCGAATCCTATTCAAATGAGCATTATGTTTGAAGCTGCCGTCGATGAGCAACAGTTAGGTGCTACGACTGGCCAGGTCGAATACGCCATTCATCAGAAACTAGAATCCTTCAAGGTTCGTGGAGAATGGTTTCAGATTGATAGATCACAGGTAATTAGTGCCATCCTAGAAGTTATTGAGGGGTGGGAGCCTGTAACCAAAGTTAAGGATACGCTCCCATGCAAAACGTTCATGGTGCGAGTGACTGAGGAACAAATGAAATACCTAGACAGCCGCATACAGAACCAAACTATCTCCAACTGGTTGCATCGCGCCATTTGCGAAAGGATCGAGCGACAGAAGAAAAATGAGCAATCCAAATAAGTCTTATAACATATGGAAGGCCATGGTCATTGGTAATGGCATATGGAGAGCTATGGTTTATAGGAACAAGTTTGAGAGATGGGACGATAATTTCGTTGACATCAAGGACATGGAGCCTAAAGAACTATTTGAATATTACTCATCCACTAAAGAAATAATAGAAAACCATAAACCAAATAATATGAAAATAGAAGTTCACACCAAAGAAATTGACCCACACACAGAAGTGTTTGCCCTAGACGTAGACGAGGCATCATTGCAGCGTTTGCAGTATGGAGAAGTTGGCAGCCCTTATCCCTATGTTAAGGTGGCTGATGTCGTCAAAGCTTTGCAACCCAAGGCTCCGCGTAGCGACAGCGATCTCTTAGATTTGATAGACAACCAAGGCTACACCTACTGCTTCTTTGCCTCCGAGGGAGAAGTTACGAAGAACAAGCATAGGTGCGTTGCCATCTATTCCCCTACTGGTCAGCAACTTACGGGAGTTGCAGAAGGATTTGAAACTGTCAGGGAAGCCCTCGGCTATGTCCTAGACATGGAGGAGGCAGAGTAGCATGAACGAATTACTGCAAGGATATATTGACTCAGGTGAGCCACTACTAAAGATGGACGGATTCGATGATTGCATTGCAGGGGTCGTAGAAAGAATAGGACAGAACCCAATCATTTGCTATGACAAAGCTAAGGTTATTGACCAGATGATTGCCGATGGCATGACGCAAGAAGAAGCAGTCGAATATTTTGAATTTAACCAAATAGGTTCGTGGGTAGGTGAAAGGACACCCTGCTTCCTTATATCAGAAGTGTGAAGAAACTGACTTGAAAGTCGAGAAGCCATACAACTCAGGTCAATGGACTAAGGCTCGTTACAGGAGCTTTATTATGTCAGCACTGCGCCGTGCTCAATGGCCTGTTAAGTATGAAGCTATCCGATCTGCCTTTGTCCGTGATGGTGTGAACCCCGCAACAGGGCGCAAGTGTAAGCTGCACAAGTGCTCTGCTTGCGGGGAACTATTCCCTGCCAAGGACATGAGAGCAGATCACATTGACCCCATCGTCCCGGTCACTGGCTTTGACAACTGGGATGCGCTCATAGCCAGACTGTTCTGCGAGATAGGTGGGTTCCAGGCTATCTGCGTGGAGTGCCATTCAATCAAGACCAAGGCCGAGAATGCAGAGCGAAAGAAAAACAAAAATAATGCTTGATTCCTTATTTACATTTCTTCAACATCAATAAATCACTAACTAATAATATTATGTCTAGAACTAAACCAAGATCAACAGGGTCTTCAAACCCTGCTACCAAGTTCCTTCAATGGAACACACAAGCTTCCGCATGGGAGTTTTACGATAAAGAAGCCCAAGAGTCTAAAACACTACCACAAGACACAGGGTTTATTATCCTCGACCAACTCATTACCGCCAAGGGATGGGACGATAGGAAGAACAGCGCAATCTGGTCTAACGAAGTCTATACCGTAGGCGATAAACTTACTCTCCGCAACAAGGATGGTATCGTTGCCACGGGCACTTGGGCTGAAGTAAAGACTGTGCATGGTGTCAAGTTCACCAAGTCTGTTTACGCTATGGCCAAGGTTGGCGCAGGCTACGAGCTTGTTAACTTTCAACTCAAGGGCTGTGCTCTTACCGCATGGATTGACTTTGAAGACAAGGTAGGTGGCTCCAATACATTAGAGGGAGACGTTGTAGTAGCAGTCACCGAGGCAGTCGAAGACCGCAAGGGTGCTGTAACCTTTAACAAGCCAGTCTTCAGCATTGTATCTAACACGCTATCCGATGAAGCCGCACTCCAAGCCGATAGGATGGATGGCACGTTACAAGAATATTTGTCCTC